GAAATCAAACTATGAGTACAACCGAATTAAAGATCTCCTTCCCTTCGGAGAGGCTGGACGCCCTCCGTTTTTTTATGGAAAAGAAGGAGCAGACCGTCGAACAGGAGTTGATGGACTATCTCAACAAGACCTATGAGCGGCTGGTTCCTGCCAATGTCCGCGAGTATGTTGAAAGCCGTTTGGAGCAGGCATCGTCCCAGGAACATGCACTGTCACAAGAGCAGGTACCGGAACCCCAACAGCCTTCTGCTCCAAGGGAGCGCCAGCCTCGCATCTCCCGCCGACAGCGGGAACAGGCTGCTGCTGAAGCACCTCCCTCTCAGGAAGCTCAGTCAGAGACAGAAGGCCCCGTTGAGGAAGAAAGCCATGGCATGACCATGAGCATGTAAGCCGCAGAAAAGAAAGAAGGTGATGAATATGATAAAGCTTGGTGTGGACAACGGAAACTACAACACCAAATCCTCGGAGGGGATGCTCTATGCCTCCGGGTATGCCGCTAGTGACAAAGAGTTTATTGTGCCAGAGATGCAGCTCTTTTTCGAGGGAAAGTACTACGCCATCGGTGAGAGGCGTCTGCGTTTTCAGCAGGATAAAACCAAAGAGCAGGATGCCTTCATACTGACCTTACCTGCCATTGCGGACGCCATGAAAAAGGCAGGAACGACCAATGGGGAAATCACCCTTGGTGTGGGATTGCCCATCGACAGCTATGGCACACAGAAGGAAGCCTTCAGGCGATATTTCCTGCGTGACAATATCTCGTTCCGGTTCGAGGGAGCTTTCTACCGCTGCCGTATTGCGGAATGCAAGGTGTTCGCACAGGGGCATGCGGCGCTGTGTCGGTATTACCCGCAGCTTAAGGAATATCGAAGCATTACGCTGGTGGACATCGGCGGGTATACAGTGGATATTCTCACGCTTCATGACTTCCGTCTTGACAGGTCGAGCTGTGCCAGTCTCCGGATGGGCACCATAACCCTCTACAGCCGGATTCAGGATATGCTCCAGCACAGTGACATTCTTCTGTCAGATGAACTTATTACAGACGCTATCCGTGGGGAGATCCAGCATACTGAAAGCAAATTGATTGCGTCTGTAGTTGAGCAGGCTGTGATCGCTTATTGTAAGGAGCTGTTTAATGCGCTCCGTGAGCGCGGACTGGATCTGAGACTCCCGACGGTGTTTGCGGGAGGCGGCGCTGAGCTGTTGGAACCCAGACTGTATGGGAGCGACCTCAATACGGTGGCGGTGCTGAACCGATTCGCCAACGCGGACGGCTACAAGCTCCTGATGGGGTGAGCCTATGTCCGAGCGAAAACGATATTATCTATCCTTCGATATGGATAACCACAGGCATCGGGAGGCTGAGGGACTCTTTGCACGGCAGGCCAGCAGGCAGCGCACTGAATATGTGGTCAACTGTATCTTAACAGCATACCAGTCTGAAATTCTGGAGCAGATTGTACGGCAGGCGGTCAGGGATGAGCTGCAAAATGTCAAACTGCAGCATCAAACCACATTGCCAGAGGAAACGGATACCAGTGTTCAGCTGTCCGATCTTCCCGGCAGTCTTATACATGCACTGGAGGAATTGTAACCATGTTGGCTCACTTTCCTGCCGCCCTTATACCGGATGGCTGAAAATTACACCAACATGGCTCACTTTTCCGCAAACACCACCTGTGCATCAGGAGAAGCTAGAAGATTCGAAGGAAACCCAGGGTACGTCAATGAGTATTTAGGAGGCGAACATGGAGAAAAAGTTAAAAGTGTTAATCGTGGAACCGATGAAGGAACCCTATCCTGCTGAAGTTGAAAACACCTTGGAAGGGCTGCAGAGGGCGGTTGGAGGATATATTGAAGCGGTATATCTGGAGGACAATGTTGTGCTGGTTTGCAATGAAGAGGGAAAGCTAATCGGGCTTCCCGGCAATCGTTCTTTTGGAAACGACATCATTGCCGGTACATTTTTTGTGGTTGGCAGCAATGATGATGGAGATTTTGTGTCGCTGACTGAGGATAAAATCCGGCAGTACAGTGATCGATTTCTAAAGCCGGAAGCCTTCACCCAGGAACAGGTGGAGGATGCCTCCGGCTATATTTTTATCAGCTATTAGCAAAGAAAGGAGCAAACCGAAATTGAAAAAGTCATCAATCCAATTTCAATATGACACTGAAAAGCTGCGTGCTATCCGCCAGTATATGAAGGATGAAACAGAGCTGCAGACCGGACTGGAAACTTTTCTTCAAACGCTGTATGAGCAGCATGTACCCGCCGCTGTCCGGGAGTACATCGAAAGTCGAGATAAAAGCGCGAGGGACGCCGCTAAGTGCAGCACACACCCGCCAGCTTCTGCAGAACAGGGTAGCCTAGATGCGGAAAGCGAGAAATAACAACCTTAAAACGCGCATGTTGCCGCCTGTGTGCCCTTGAGTCACGTTTTGGCCGCAGGGGTGGCATCGTTACACCTGTGGGCAGGGTAACCCCTTTTGTTGAGGCTTTGTGACGGAGTTTGAGAGGGAAAAACCATCCTCCGGACAGAGCCTAATAAAAGCCGATTTGAGAGATGAACCATGGGGTCGAAAACCATGCAGGTTAAAGGCAGGTGGTCGCTTTGCGACCTCCTGCCGCCTCACACCGCCCCGCAACGCGGGTCGGAGAGTTTGGACGGGTACACCTGAAATGGAGCTTGGTCACCCTTCAGGTGGTCAAAAGCTCCTAAATGTTGGCTTAAACATAGAAAATACAGGCTCTTCCGGGGTACACCCAAAAGGTGGTCCGGAAGATTTTAAAAAGGAGGACTCACTATGCAGGAAGAAACCAAAGACCGCATCCCGCTCTGGCTCTACCCCAGCACAATAGAATGTATGGATGCGCTTTTAGAAAAGGATAACTGCAAAAGCAGGAGCGAATTTATTGAAAAGGCTGTCCGGTTTTACAGCGGCTACATTTCGGCGGAGGATGGCATGAAGTTTTTGCCGACCGCCATCACCTCGGCTATGACGGGTATCGTCAACACCTTGGAAAACCGCATGGCGCGTCTCATCTTCAAGCTGGCGGTGGAGATGTCCATGATGATGAATATACTTGCTTCTACTGCTGAGGTTGATGAAAACACCCTGCGCCGATTACGCGGCAAGTGCGTAGCTGACGTGAAGAAGTCCATCGGCTCTGTAACCTTCGAGGATGTTGCGAAATTTCAAAAGGGTGAATAAACATGCCGGGAATCATCTTCAAATGTCGATACTTAAAAAACTCAGCGGTTCATCTTGAGAATCTTGTGGAGTATGTGGCGATGCGCGACGGCGTGGAGAAAATATCTGCCGTCTCCCGCGACAGTCCCGCCTCGCAGAAACAGAAAATGCTCATCAAAGATATCCTCGCTCAGTTTCCTGATACCGCGGATGTGTTCGAGTACGAGGACTATCTCAAACACCCAACTGCTGAAAATGCTTCGGAATTCATCAGCTCAGCACTGGATCAGAATCCGGATCAACTGTCCCATCAGGAGATCTATGTCAATTACATCGCTACCCGTCCCCGTGCTGAGAAGCTGGGAACATATGGACTGTTTTCCGATGGGGAAAAGCCGCTGGTGCTGTCAAAGGTGATGGAGGAAGTTGCCCACCATACCGGAAATGTCTGGACTCCTATCATTTCTCTGCGGCGGGAGGATGCCGCCCGGCTTGGTTATGATAATGCCGCCGCATGGATGGCGCTGATCCGAAAACAGCGGAATATCTTTGCCGAGCAGATGAAGATTGCGCCGGGAAACTTTCGTTGGTATGCGGCCTTTCATAACGAAGGGCATCATCCTCACTGCCACATGCTGGTGTACTCAGTGAATCCCCGTGAAGGGTATGTCACCAAGCCCGCTATCGAAAAGATGCGGAGCAGTTTGGCTAGGGAGATCTTTCAACAGGATCTCATTCAGATTTATGCTGAGCAGACCGCACAGAGAAATACGCTTTATGAACAAAGCCGTGAAGCCCTGAAAGAAATCATCGGCAGAATGAGCAGCGGCGTGTGTGAGAGCGGTATCACTGAAAGTCTGCTCTCACATCTGGCAGAGCGTCTCAGGCATACATCCGGCAAAAAACAATACGGCTATCTCAAAGCGCCCTTGAAGGCCATCGTGAATCAGATCGTGGATGAGCTGGCAAAGGATGTGCGTGTGGCAGAGGCCTATGTAAAATGGTCAGAGCTTCGCAGCGAGGTGCTGCGCACATATACGGATAAGCTCCCCGATCCTGTTCCGTTATCGCAGCAGAAAGAATTTAAGCATATAAAGAATATGGTGATCGCAGAAGCAATGAACATTGGCGGTCACCATTTCACCTTTGAGGGGGATAATCCGGCAGACGAACTGCTTCAAGAAGCCGAAGAATCCATTTCCGTGATGCTGGGGGATGAATACATGCCAGTCACGGATGAAGCACCGGAGGACAGTGAGGATATACCGTCCTCAGCTTCGGAGGGTTCACCCCGCCAGGATTCGGATGAGACTGATTCCGGAAAACCGTACATCGAGTGGAGCAATCTATATATGGAGGCCCGTGCCTTTCTCTATGGCAGTGATGAGGCGGAGCCTGACTTTGAGCGGGCCCTCCGCTTGTTTTTGGAGGAAGCCGAGGGCGGAAATGCTCTCGCCATGCATGACCTCGGCAGGATGTACACTGACGGGCTCGGTGTGGATATGAACGCAGAAACCGCATTTGCCTGGTACGAAAAAGCCCTCTCAGCATTCCTGGACATTGAAGCAAATAAAGAAAGCCGGTATGTGGAATACCGCATCGGCAAAATGCACGCGGCTGGGCTCGGTACGGAACAGGATTATGTGGAAGCGGCAGGATGGTTTGAAGTGGCAGCTTCCCGAAATCACAAATATGCTCAATATTCTCTTGCCAGTCTGTACTGCCGGGGGCAGGGCGTGGAACAGGACTATGAAATGGCGTTCCGGCTCTACGGTAAATCTGCCGCCCAGCGCGTTCCATATGCTAATTACGAGCTGGCGAAAATGTACCGGGAAGGTATCGGCACAGAGAAGGACACCGAGGAAATGGAGCTCAATTTTGAGAAAGCCTTTTATGGCTTTAAGCGTCTGGAGGAACAAAGCCATGACGATAAGCTCCAATACCGTCTTGGGCAGATGCTCTATACCGGAACCGGAACGGAAAAGGACCTGGATGCGGCTATCGGATATTTTGAAAAAGCCGCTCGCCTCGGCAATGTCCATGCTCAGTATATGCTGGGCAGGGTTTATCTCGACGAGAACAGAGGACACAGAAATTCAGAGAAAGCTGTCCTGTGGCTGACCAAGGCTGCGGATAACGGCAGCAGCCCTGCTCAATTTGTCCTGGGCAAGCTCTATCGTGACGGCAGTCATGTGAAGAAGGATATTGCAAAAGCGGTGGAGCTGTCCACGAAAGCAGCAGAGCAGAACAATTCATTCGCTCAGTTTCAAATTGGGAAACTGTTCCTGATGGGACAAGATGTACCCAAGGATGTAGAAACAGCTGTCGAATGGCTGACCGCGTCTGCGGAGCGGGGCAATCAGTATGCACAATATGCTCTCGGCAAGCTATTCCTTATCGGCGAAGATGTTCCCTGTGACCGCGAAGCCGCAGTACGCTGGTTTACCTTGTCTGCTGAACAGGGTAATGTTTATGCGCGGTATTTTCTTGACCATATGGACTCTTTCAGTAATCCGTTTCTGTTCCTTGCGGCGACAAGGCTCCTGCATCACCTGAGCCGGATTTTCCGGGATGAACAGCAAAGACTTTCCGGTGGTACCGGCATGCAGACGGACAGCAAGCTTCGCCGAAAGATCCGTGAGAAAAAGATCGCCCAAGGTCATGCCAGGGATGATCATGAACTTAAGCAAACAACCTATTAATACAAAGGAGGGCGTCCATGCAGATGCAATATCCAAAACAGCTCAGGAAAAAAACCGATTCCCGAAAAATTCAAACCGACATCACTCAAACCATCTGTGCACCGGCAGGTGGCTTTTTTTCGCCGCTGCGGTAAGCGTAAACGCTGACAAAGGAGGTAGTGAAGTATGGCATATATTTACTTTACAGACGAACAAAAACAACGGGCCAATTCAGTGGATTTGGTGGACTTCCTTCAACGGCAGGGCGAACAGCTCGTTCGCTCAGGCCGTGAGTGGCGCTGGAAACGCTTCGACAGCGTGACCGTGCGCGGCAGTCAGTGGTACCGCCATTCGCGGAAAGAAGGCGGCCATGCCATCGACTTCGTCCAGCAGTTCTATGACATGAGCTTTCCCGAAGCGGTAACGCTGCTCCTCGGCGGCGAGTCCGGTGTGGAATGGAACCAGACCTCCAAGAGCGCGCCGCCTCCGCGCAAATCCTTTGCGTTGCCGGAAGCCAATCAGGATATGCGCCGAGTGTTTGCCTATCTGATCAAGCAGCGCTTCATAGACCGGGAGGTGCTGACGCACTTCGCCCATGAAAAGCTGATTTATGAGGACAAGGAATATCACAATGCAGTATTTGTGGGGTTGGATAAAAACGACGTTCCCCGTCATGCTCACAAGCGCGGAACCTACACCCAGGGAGAGCCATACAAGGGCAATGTAGAAGGCAGTGATCCGAAATACAGCTTCCACCGGATGGGGGAAAGCGATACACTGTACGTTTTTGAGGCACCTGTGGATATGCTGTCGTTCATCACCCTGAACAAAGATGGCTGGAAGCAGTACAGCTATGTCACGCTTGACGGCGTGTCGGAACACGCTATGCTCTGTCAGCTGGATATGTATCCACGGCTGAAAAACATCGTACTGTGCCTGGATCATGACGAGGCGGGCATCGAAGCCAGCGGCCGCCTGAAGGATATTCTACGGGATAAGGGCTATGCGAATATTTCTGTACTTCAGTCACAGCACAAGGACTGGAACGAGGATCTGAAAGCCAGGCATGGCGTCACTCCCATCCCGGCGCGGGAGCATCCGAAGCTGGAGCTTCTGCCCAAGGTGTGCGCAGAACTGCACGATTTGTGCAAAGCTCTTTCAGCGCATAAAGATATTGACTCCTTCCTAGCAGAGTGTGCCGAGACGGTGGAACCGCTTCTTGCCTCCGGCAAAACAGCGGCTATGAATATAGAAGCTGTTCGGGATTGTCTGCAGTGTATGGCAGCTGGCGCACTGACAGCCATGCAAAGGCAGCTGTGCCAGATGGAACAGCCGGTAACAATGGAACAGCTCATTCAAAAGCTGCAGAACAGCTACCGTCCCCATGAAGATCGGGGCTGGCTTCGTACCAAGGCGGAGCAGCTGCGCCAGGATGTCTCGGATATAAGACGTCAGTTTCAGACATCCGGTATCCGCACGCTGGAGGATAAAGAAAAGCTCCTGTCCTCCTATCAGCGTCTCGCAATGGACAGCATCAAAACCATAATGTTTGTTGAGCAGGAGCTGCCGTCAATGCTTCCGGCGCAGGAGCAGGCAGTAAATTTTTCGATGACCATGTAAAGGAGGGATCAAGTTGCAGACATCCCAAATCATAATTCTATTAACTGCCGGACTGTCTATGTTCGGGGTTATCGGCTTGTTATCGCTCATAGCGCATTACTACACTTTAAACGGCATCAAGTCCAAAACTGTCGGCGACGGTCAGCACGGTACGGCGCGCTGGGCAACGAAACAGGAGATTAAAAAGACTTATACTGAAGTTCCCTACGAGCCGGAGAAATGGAGAAAGGGAGAAAGCCTTCCGAAAGCGCAGGGTCTGATAGTCGGATGGAGGAAAGCATCGCTGTTTGACGTCACAGCCTCGCACGGATATGCGCTTGTGGACGATGACGATATCCACTGCCTGATGATCGGTGCCGCAGGTGTCGGCAAGACCGCAAACTTTCTATATCCGAATCTGGAATACGCCTGCGCCTGCGGAATGAGCTTTGTGACTACCGACACTAAGGGAGACCTCTACCGCAATTATGCCGGGATCGCAAAAGAAAAATACGGATACGATGTTGCTGTCATTGACCTGAGAAACCCCACCCGCTCGGACGGAAACAATCTTCTCCATCTGGTCAACCGGTATATGGACGCATATCTCAATAATCCTCAGAATCTTGCGTTTAAAGCCAGAGCGGAGAAGTATGCCAAGATTACCGCAAAGACTATCATCAACTCCGGAGGTTTCGATACAGCAATGGCTGGACAAAATGCCTTCTTCTATGACGCAGCGGAAGGACTGCTGACATCCGTGATTCTGCTTATAGCGGAATACTGTGAACCGAAGCAGAGGCACATCGTATCCGTATTCAAGCTCATTCAGGATTTGCTTGCGCCCAGCGGCGTCAAAGGCAGGACTTTGTTTCAGCTGCTCCTTGCTCATCTGCCGAATGAGCACAAGACCAAGTGGTTCGCCGGGGCGGCACTCAATTCGGCGGAGCAGGCCATGCAGAGTGTCCTCTCCACTGCCCTATCCAGATTGAACGCTTTTCTGGATTCTGAGCTGGAACAAATCCTATGCTTTGACACGGCAATCGATGCGGAGAAGTTCTGTACAAACAAAAGTGCAATATTCCTGGTAATGCCGGAGGAAGACAACACAAAGTATTTCATCATCAGCCTGATCGTCCAGCAGCTTTACCGTGAAATCCTGTCAGTGGCTGACGAGCATGGAGGAAAACTCCCCAATCGTGTGATGATGTTCCTCGACGAGATCGGAACCATCCCCAAAATCGAGTCGGCGGAGATGATGTTCTCTGCTTCCCGATCCCGCCGTGTGTCCATTGCAGCCATCATCCAGAGCTTTGCACAGCTGGAGAAAAACTATGGCCGCGAAGGCTCTGCCATCATCATAGACAACTGCCAGGATACCGTGTTCGGCGGCTTTGCTCCCAATAGCGAATCAGCGCAGATTTTATCAAAAGCCATGGGAAGCAAGACTGTCATGAGCGGCTCTGTCAGCCGGGGTAAAAACGATCCTTCGCAGAGTCTGCAGATGATTGAGCGCCCGCTGATGACGCCGGACGAGCTGAAGTCCATGCCCAAGGGGCATTTTATTGTCACCAAGACGGGCGCTTACCCGATGCGTACCAAACTAAAGCTATTTACGAAATGGGGCATAACCTTCGGCAAGCCTTATGAGATTGCCGAGAAATCGGCTCGAAAGGTGGAGTATGCCGACAGGCGCAGAGTAGAGGAAGAAATCATCAGCAGGCACTCTGCCTGCGTGGATGTGACGGATGAAGCTGAAGCTGGTGCAGCCGCATCGGGCGGATTGCTTCACTTACCGATACATGAGCCGGAAGCGCCTGCCAGGACAAAAGCACCTGTTCGGATTGAATAGGGGGTGAGGCTGTGGGTTACTTTTCTTCTCTTTATTCCTCGGAGCTTCCGCATCGTGCCAGGGCTGTCTATATGTATCTTCATGACCGAGCAGATAAGGACGGCAAATGCTACCCGGCGATTGGTACCATCGCCAGGGAGTTAAAGTTGTCCCGAAGCACCGTCAAACGCGCCATAGCTGACCTTGAAAAAAGCGGACGTCTGCGCAAGGAGCAAAGATGGCGTGAGAACGGCGGCAAAAGCAGCAATCTGTATTATTTAGTGCAGACGGATTCAGGCTGATAGGCTAAAAATGACCTTCCCCGCCGAGGGGAAGGTCTGTCTGCTTGTTGGACTATGGAAGGGTTCATGATGAACCGTGAAGGCGAACTTCTCACTCTAAGAACGTTTATCAACAGAAAAAGAACAACAATCTATTTATTAAGTATGATGATTATTAGTGACACCATAGGTCTTTCCTACCGATGGACTATGGAAGGGTTCGCCTTTAACCGTGAAGGGAACCTCTTATTCTAAGAATATTCAATCATCATAAAAGAAACAAGAATGTTTCTTAAGACTTCAGGTTATAAATTGCAGGAGGAAAATACACATTGAACCTTGACGCTATGAATTACTATACGGCTTCTGTTTCAAAAGGTCTATATCTTTAATGTTCATGGTATAGGCAAGGATTCTCAGGCTCAGGATGAACTCATTGCTAATAAGACAACTTACTGCTTAATTGTGGTGCAAAACTTTATGAGACACCATACTCAAAGATTGTTGTTTGCAGCCTTTAAGAGTATCACCTGCTTTTACCCACTTTAGAGTTAAACAACTACCAATAAAGGTACTGAAAAGAGCCGCAAAGCACAAATCTAGTACTCGGCGACTCTTTTTATTCTTTAAATTTATGGAAAAAAAAGTAATTTATTTTGGCAAACTAAACCATGAAATGAAACAATGTCGAAATTTTGTTGCATTTTTTATTTAGTATCATTTTATATTATCACTACTGGAATGTCAACATTATCAGTTATTATGTCGGCTATTATGTTATTATGAATAATTCAATAAATCCACACGAAAAACAACTTTTTATAGTTGAACAATAGAATACAGCTCATCTTTTTGATCTTGATTGATACCAATATAGCGTAGTGTGACACTGGCTGAGCTATGATTAAAGGTATCCATAATAAGCCCTATGTTGTATTTAGATATTTTGTAAGTCCAATAACCCCATGTTTTCCTTAAACTGTGAGTGCCAAAGTTTTCAATGCCTATTACAGTTGCAGCTTCCTTCAGCACCCTGTAAATCTGGATTCTTCCTAAATAACCGCCTTTTTGACTTTGAAAAAGGTAGTCCTCTAAAGTAAGATTCTGAGTTTTAACATAATTATGAAGACACTTGCGCAAGGTTTCATTTAATTTAATTTTCTTTTCTTTTGATGTTTTCTTTTCATTTATGATGAGATACTCTTTAAATTGCAACTTTTCATTAAAAATATCATTCACCTTAATAGATATGATATCGCTGATTCTCAAGCCTGTATTAATACCAAATTTAAAAATCAACGCATATTTAGGATCACTTCCATTCAAGTATTGATAAAGCTGCTTGATCTTGACTTTTTCTCTTATCGGTTCAACAGTCATAATTATCATTGTCCTCCTAATGTATCTTTTTCATATTATATTATACAAAAAAGATAAATTAGTATACAAATAAAAATTGTGCAGATTTCAAAATTATTTAGCCTAAACCGTTTATATAAAAGGGTTTCTTTAATACATAAAATGCAACAAAATTTCGAAAATGTTGTATTATCAATTCGGTTAAGGGGTAAGATTCTTTATAATGAACATTCGGGGACTAAAAAAACAAAGGTTAAAAAGAGACATTGAAGAAACAAGGGAAAAACTAAATGTGCTGGTGGATCAAAATGCACTAGATATAACCGAGGAGGTTTTGGATACAAGCCAGAGATTGGATATACTTATAGTGAATTATTATTGCATCCTGGCAAAAGAGGATAAATAACAAATTGATAAAGGCAAACCCGTCGAAAGATGGAGACGCAAAGCCGCAAGTCTAAAGCAAGAAATTGCCATGATAGTTGGGCTGCCAATAGATAGGAATATGGATTAAGGGATTAAAGTTCATATAGAAGGATTACTTGTAGCTTAAACCATATAACATCTTAAAGTAGGCAGCTTGTATACTGCTTACTTTTTTTATTTCGATCTTACACTTTGGAAAGAAACATTTTATCCTGGTGAGGAATTCAAATGATCATATTCCTATGTGCTGGGACTTTTTAAAAACGAACTATTGGGAATTGAAATAAACATAGAAAGGAGTTAGTAAAGTGTCAGAATATTTTACAAAGAATGATATCTACGATAAAAATGGGACATTGCTACTAAGTAAAGGTCAAAAAATGACGGATGCGCTTATTACAAAGCTGAAAAGTCTTGGAAGCTATAAACCAGAAGAACTGATCAATTCTGATGACAAGCAAAGAGTTGTTCTTACTCCGATTTCCAAGGCATTCGGAGCAAGAATGAATATCCGTAACGATCGCATTCTAGAGCAACCTAATAAGGTATTAAGCACTATAATATTTGAGTCTAAAACTAAGCCTTGGTGGATCTATGTCAACGCATTGGCTAATTACGTGGACTGGCTATATACACATTCGATTGATGTTGCCATGATTTCGTTGATGATGGCTGTGGAACTGGGATACAGAGATGATGAACTTTTGAATATAGGATTGGGTGCTTTTCTGCATGATGTAGGCAAACTGTTGGTTCCAAAACCTATCATACAAAAACCTGGACCTTTAACCGAGATAGAAATGGTTTATATGCGGCAGCATTGCGAGTTGGGCATGAGTTCTCTCGAACCGTTTAATCTTCCAAAGGAATGTACGGATATCATTTTGCAACATCATGAGCGACTCGACGGAAGCGGATATCCAAAAGGGCTAAAGGGAGATGAAATATGCCGCAACGCCAGAATTGTAATGATTGCCGATGCTGTTGATGCAATCACATCCGGTCGGCCTTATAAGCAGCCACAGGAAATGGAAGTTGCAGTAAAGATACTAAGAAATGACGAAGAAAAATATCATCAAGAGTTAATTACTTTGTTGGAAAAAATACTGTAATAATGCTGACGGTGTTATTCGCTCGCCATGTCCAGTATAAAACAAACTCTATGATTGGATTTTGTATAGCGGAACTGATACAAATAACAAATATTTGAAAGTCGCATAAGCGTGGCAGGATATGGGATCTTTTTAAAAATTGCTGCCTGCTCAATGCTTTGAGGATTTTATTATAATAAGATATATTGAAAATAACTATGTTAACTATATAGACAAAAGGATACAAGGAGTAGCCTATGAAGCGACAAAAGATAAGACGCTTAATGCTGTATAGAAAAATAGAATAAGTAGAAAGCAGATAGTCCTAAACCAACGAAAGTTGAAATGAGACTACCTGCTTTTTTTATATTCGACAAGATTTTAAATAATATGACAAATAGGATTTTAAACACAAATAGATAGGCGGTGACATTTGGTGATGTCGGCAAGTTCAGATGAAGTATGTTTTTTAGCGTCAGGCTTAGAACTGAATAAAAATCATGTAAATTGCGGCGGCAGTATTCAGTGTCATCCGTACCAAAAGGGGAATGCTGCTGTATCGGTGGTTGGAGATGATAGGGTATGGATTTTACCATATGTCCTATTAGGAAGTTCCGCAACCAATCAGCATGGATTCCTCCCAGCGTACATACCATTCAAAGAAAGGCGAGAAGAAATAAACATCATCAACAATTAAAAAGCATATGCAGCACCAAAGATGATGACGAGCCTGTTAGCGGCGGATTTCTTAATAGAACCATTTTACAAGCCGGGTTTACTAAAATTAGTAAGCTCGGCTTTTTTGCTTTCTTAGGGTACTCAGTAGGGTGCCGTTCTCCTCCGCTTGTTCTTCATTTTTAAGATTCCAAAAAAAAATCTTGAAATGGAGGAAAAGCTCATGGAGCAACATAATGAATACACGTTGGTAGTTAACAAAAAACGGGTTACAGTGACTAAGGAAGTCTATAAGGCTTATTACCGGTGCCGGGACAGGGAGAAGTACCTGGACAAGCTGGCGAAGGAAAATAACATCTCGATTGAAGGCTGCAGCGAGAGAGGCATCTCTGTGGAATACATAATCTCTTCTGCAAAGGATTCCATAGAGGATGAAATCATACTGAACGATATGATTACAAGGCTTCAACGATGCTTGCTTCAACTAAACGAATCCGAGCGCCAGTTGATTATATCACTGTTTTACTGCGGAAAAAGCGAGCATCAATTGGCTGCGGAAACTGGTATTCCACGCATGACGTTACATGACCGAAAGGTCAGAGTTCTTGGCAAGCTAAAAAAACTTTTGGAAAAATAAAAAATTTTTCCGTCCAACCCCTCACTTTTTTCCCTAAAGAAGTGAGGGGATTTTTTTATTCCCCTGTTGCTCTTTGAAAAATCTATATCCGACAGTATAAATACATGAGCTGTCCAGCCGTGTGAAAAGCGGCAGCGACGTTGACGGGCGCGCGAAGACTGCCTGCGGATGGATTTCATCCGTCGAACCGATGACATCGAAGGTGACGAGCGGGAACGCCCGGTCATAAAACAGTCTGCGGTGGACTGTTTCGTGATGAAATGGACAGTGACAATGCTACTTCCGTCCAGCCACAGACTCAAGCAATGGGGGCGGCTCGCAGAGATCCTGGGAGAGGTTAAATTCCTATGGTGTTTGCTTAACCGGCAAACCGTTTATGCTGCCGCCCTGAGAGCCGCAAGGCTTTTTCGCTTCGGGAAGTAGTGTCGAATAGAAGCGGCAATTCGTAATGAAGAACAAGCAGATCATTTTTTGATCTCAGAAACTATGCGGCAGGGCGGTCTTTTTCCGTCCTGCCGTATCCTTCTGAGATTAAATTCAAAATATCAAGGAGGAAATCAATATGGAAAAGGAAGCATTAGCTGAATTGTTAAAGAAGGATCTCATGATCGGATATGTGTACGGGCTTGACGGAGAGCGCCAGGAATACTATTTTGAGAAGTCCCCGTCCAGCATTGCGAGCTTTATTATGCTGAAAAAGGAAAATGCAGACAGGCTGCTTCTGACGGATACATTGGATAGGCTGGTGCTGGACACCTTCGGCGAATTTATCAACCGCTGCCCGGATCAGAAGCTTCTGCAGGATATCACTAAAGAGCTGGTACCCATGCAGCTGGGCGAAAAAGAACCTGTCAGCATCCCGATTGCCAGTGCGGAAGAGGCCCAAAGCTACTGGAACCAGCAAAATCAAAAACGTGCATGGATTTACTGCCGGATTGACGCGCCGGAGGATACCCACGGTGCCCTGAAAGGCCAGAAAAAGGAGCTTTTGGATTACGCCGAGCAGATGGGATTTGTTGTAGTTGGCGAATCTGAGGATATCGGGAGTGGTCTGGATTTTGACCGTGCTGGTCTTTCGGAGGTTGTGAAGGCTGCCGGAGATAGCAAAATGGATGTACTGCTTGTAAAGAAGCTTGACCGCCTGGGGCGGGATACAGCTAAATTGCTGGAATTTCTGCGGGGACTGGATCAGCTGGGTGTCGAGCTTTATTCACCGCTGGAGGGCCAGATCCAGCTGGATTATCAAAGCCCTTCACTTTCTATGCAGTAAACGGAGGGCGAGCAATATGTCAGAGAATCAGACAGCCAATGAAGTGAAATACAAGGTGGCGGTAAAGCTGCTGGATATCTTGCTCCGAAACGGCCTTATCTCCCTTGCTGAGTACAAAAAAATCGACGAATTGAACCGTCAAACTTTCACGCCGGAGCTTTCCGGGGTATATGCGTAAAAACACCTGGATATCTCAAAGCTTGTGTGGTATTGTGTGTTGCTGACAGGAGTCAAAAACGAGAGAAAGGAGAGAACTTATGGCTAAGAACGTGGTAAAAATTGATCCCGTTAGGCAGCAGGTCGTCCGGCAACTACAGCCGAAAAAACGGGTTTGCGCCTATTGCCGGGTAAGCACCGACTCCCGTGAGCAACAGAATTCCTTTACCGCACAGCTGGAGTATTACACCGCTTTGATTGAAAATCAAGAGGATTGGCAGTTTGCCGGAATCTACGCCGATGAAGCAAGAAGCGGAACAAAGCTGCAAAAAAGGGATGACTTTTTAAGGATGCTGAAGGACTGCGAGGATGGCAGGATAGATATAGTCATAACCAAATCCCTTACCCGGTTTGCTAGAAACACAGTGGACAGCATCAAGGCCATCCGCCGCTTGAAGGAGCTTGGCGTCGCCGTCTATTTTGAAAAGGAGCATATCAACAGCCTGTCAGAGAAAAGCGAGCTGATGCTGACCATTTTAAGCTCTTTGGCGCAGGGTGAATCCGAAAGCATTTCCACCAACAATAAATGGGCAGCAGTTAAACGTTTTCAAGACGGCACCTTCATCCTCGGCACTCCAGCTTACGGCTATACCAAGGATGATAAGGGCGAGCTGATAATTCAGGAGGAAGAAGCTGCTGTAGTCCGACGCATTTTCCGGGAGTACTTAAACGGAAAGGGTACTTATGCAATCGCCAAGGATTTGTCCGAGGAAGGAATCCCCACAATACGCTCGGCTGAGAAGTGGAACGACGGTGTGATAAAGGAAATGCTTTTAAACCCCATATACACAGGCAATCTACTATATCAGAAAACCATGACCACAGAGGTGCTGCCCTTTAAGAAAAAGAGGAACAAAGGTCAGCTTCCTCAGTATCTGGTTGAGGACAACCATGAACCCATTATCTCACATGAACAGGCGGAGGCAGTAAAGGAAATCTTTGAATACCGCAGAATGCAGATGGGGATGGACGATTTGGAGAAATACCAAAGCCGATATGCCTTCAGCAGCAAAATCCTCTGCGGCGAATGCGGGGGTATCCTGCGGAGGCAGAAAATCTACATCGGCAAGCCCTATGAGAAGGTCCAATGGTGCTGTCGCCAGCATATTTTGGACAACAGCAAATGCAGTCAGAAGGCAATCCGGGAGGATGACGTTCAATGGGCTTTTACCGTGATGTGGAATAAGCTCGTAAGCAATTATGCCGAAATCCTCACTCCCCTGCTGGATACGCTCAAAAAGCTCCGGATGAATGAACAGCAGGAGCAGGAAATCGGGGAATGCAGCAACAGAATCATGGAGCTGACAGAGCAGGGTCATATACTCAGCAGACTTGTATCGAAAGGTTATATCGACCCTGCGGTATTTATAGAGCGGCAAAATAGCCTGACCATAGAGCTTGCCGCTATGAAAAAGAAAAGAAGCCAGCTTCTGGACAATAACGGCTTCGACATAGAGATTGGCGGTACAGAACAGCTGCTGGAGCTGATCAGAAACAATCCCCACGTTATAGAAGAATACTGTGAGGATTTATTTTTACAGGCGATAGACAAGGTCATCGTACAGAAAAACAGCCAAATCACCTTCCGGCTCATCAACCGGCTCGAACTGTCCGAACCATGCAGGAAGGAGGCGATTGAGGATGATGCAAAGGCATATGCCCATCGGGTATAAGCTGGTAAATGGGAAAATACGGCTTGATGAACCCAAAGCCGCTGTTGTGAAAAAGATATTTTCAGATTATCTGTTCGGAGTCTCCACCTCTGCGCTTGCAAAACGGCTGACCGAAATGGGATTTCCAAACGCCAACAACAAAGCCTCCTGGAACCACGGGTCCATCGGCAAGATATTGGAGAATGTCAAATACCTAGGGGATGAATTCTACCCTCAGATGATTAGCACCGAGCTTTTTGAGCAGGTGCAGAAACGCCGCAAGGAACGCTGTAATCAGCTGGGGCGAAGCATCCAGCCAAACAGCGGAAACCATCAATATCCGTTTACCGGTAAGCTCCGGTGCGGAGAATGCGGCGAGGTTTACCGCAAATACATCGAGCACTGCGGGAAACCGTCGGAGAAGTCCTTCTGGAAGTGCAAAAGGTACATTTACAAGAACCGAGTTTGCTGCCGTTGCGGTTTTCTTACGGATGAGCAGCTTGAAAGGGCCTTCCTTGAGGCAGCTAACCGTATTCTGGCAAGGATACAAATCCTCGACCGGAAGCCAAAGAAAGAGCCAATTCCATATAACCCTGAATTTAATAGCTTGGATCATCGGATCAGAGAGCTGGAAGCAGAAGGCCGGTATTCGTCCATAGAGCTTCCGGCTCTTATTTTTAAGCGGGCACAAGCTCTTTACAAAACAGCAAGGATCGATGACGCCGATTATAACACCGAAAAGATGAAGCAGGCGTTTTCAGGCAGACAGCTTCTCACAGAATTCGATGAGGAACTGTTTCTGGCGGTTATAAAGCAAATTACGGTTTACGCCGATCATCGGCTGGTGTTTGAATTTATAAACGGATTAACCATGGAATCCGGATACTAAACCAAGGAAGGAGAAACAACGATGCAGACAGCAACAGCTAAAAAGAAAAGCATATCCCTCATACCATCCCGACCTGAGTACGACAGGAGCATAAAGCCCCAGTTTAAGGCTTTGCGGGTGGCGGCATACTGCCGCGTCAGCACCACGCTGGAGCAGCAGGAAACCAGCTACGAAGCCCAGGTTTCCTACTATACCGAAAAAATAAAGAGCAATCCCAACTGGAAACTTGCCGGTATCTACGCCGATGACGGCAAAAGCGCCACAAACACCAAAAAGCGCGATGACTTCAACGCCATGATCGAGGACTGTATGGCCGGGAGAATTGACATGGTCATCACCAAGTCGGTCAGCCGTTTCGCCAGAAACACGGTGGACAGCCTGCAGAACATCCGCAAGCTCAAGGAAAAAAACGTAGCCGTGTTCTTCGAAAAAGAAGGCGTGAATACGCTGGAGGGAACCGGCGAGCTTTTAATAACCATTCTGAGCAGCCAGGCACAGGAGGAAAGCCGGAACCTTAGCGAGAACACCCGGTGGGGTCTTGTTAGACGGTTTGAGAACGGCATCGTCTCGGTAAACCACAATAAGTTTTTAGGCTACACCAAGGATAAGAACGGCGAACTAGTCATCGTACCAGAGGAAGCGGAATTGGTCAGGCGTATTTTCCGCCTTTACCTCGAAGGGAACAGTATCATACAGATTACCAAGGTACTAGAGGCAGAAGGGATCACCACCGTCACCGGACTGACAAAATGGTGCCCAGGCGTCATCAACCAGATGCTGAGCAATGAAAAGTACATGGGTGACGTCCTGCAGCAGAAAACCTATACCATTGATTTTCTCACTAAAAAGCGGGTCAAGAACAAAGGCATCGTCCCCCAATATTACATAGAAGATGACCATGAAGCCATTATTCCTAAGGAGCTTTTCTACCAGGTGCAGGAGGAAAAAGCGAGGCGGGCAAGCCTAAGTAAAACTGCAGCAGCCCGAAAGGCAAAGCAAGGGAAAGAGAAAAGTAAATACAGCTCCAAATTCGCCCTGACTGACATCATGGTATGCAAGGAATGCGGCCAGCCTTACCGCAGGCAGGTATGGTCTAAATACGGCCAGAAAACCGCCGTATGGCGATGCGAGAACCGCCTGAAGAACGGAACCAAGAACTGCAAGCACTCCCCCACGTTCAAAGAGGATATCCTGCATGAAGCGATAATGACCGCCATAAACAGCGTCGTGGAAAACCGCGGCGAGTTTGTCGGTGCCTTCCGCGAGAATGTCATACGGGTCATCGGCAGCTACTCCACCAAAAATGTGCCTACCGAATATGACGGGCAGATTGAAAAGCTGCAGGGCGAGATGCTGGCCCTGATAGAGGAAAATGCAAAGCAAGGCTCTATCACGGAGGATTTTGACGAGAGATATAAGACGATTTCAGAGCAGATCAACGACCTGAAGCAGAAAAAGCTGGAGCTGGTGAGAGAGCAGAAAATGGCGACGAATTTTCAGCAAAGGCTCAACGATATGGATGCCTGCCTAAAGAAAACCGCCTGCGAGGTCAGAGAATTTGACAACGACCTTGTCAGGAGGCTCCTGCAGAGCATCAAAGCAGTCAAGGACGATCTGATAGAGATTCAATTCAAATCCGGAATCGTGATGAACCAGCGGATTTCATACTTTGATTACTAAAGGCAGGGGCAGCCAAAAGCCTGTCCCTGCCTGAAGATAGCAACTGTTAAGACTAAAATTCTCAGT